AATGTAGGGGACATATATCCAGTAGAAATATTGGACGACGAAACCTATACATACTACCTAACAAAGAATGAGAATAACGAACGAAGGGCTACTAGGGACTTGTTTACGGTACTGTTGTTTGTATTATCTAGGTACACACAAGAACGCGCAGGTCAATTGGAAGTGTACGGACAACAATATTTCCGCAACTACTTAGATGCAGTCAAGTTAGCAATCACAAACCCATCTATCGACTCTATCACAGCTATGCCTTTCGCTGGTGGTATATCGCGTTCCGATATGGACACTAGAGCCTCTGATACAGACGCAGTAGATAAACCATTCTACATGGGCTGCACAGATGGTACTCCATCCTACTTAAACAAAACCGTATTCGTTGCCACTGATTCTCAAACCCTGTGAGGTGTTAAATGAAACGTGGCAATAAGTATGAGAACATGATTAAGACTGACTTGAAAGCCTTAGACTTATTAGAAAAAAGGTTTCAAGATGTCGCAGCTAAGAGCGTACGATGGGGCTACTTCGATAGCAAATATGAACATGGTGGTAGAGGTGGTAAGGACACTAGAGCGGGGCTTCCTGTAGCCGTATTAGCTTTATGGCATGAATACAGACTAGGTATGGGACAAGGTAATTATCCTCGTCGTCCATTCTTTACAGATACCTTCCCAATAGCTGCACAAGTTTGTAAGAACTTTGCACCGTTTGTATATGGCCTAGCGGCAACAGGTAGAAGTAAAGATTCAATTCAAAATGCTTTCCAACATCGTTTATCAACCTTAGCTAAATTCATGTGTCGTGTTGTACAGAAATCAATTGACGATGGTAACTTCACACCCCTTGCACAAAGCACTATTAATGCTAAAGGACATGATAAAATGTTGGTCGAAACAGGTCAACTACGAAATAAAATTCAATGGATGATTTATAGCCGTAAAGCTTACGGTAAGAATAAAGAGAAGATTGGTAACGTAGGTGGTGGAACTGTTGAACGGTTAGAAACCTATGGGGATGGTACATTAGATTTATCAAGCCAAGCAGTTAGAAAAGTTAGAAAAGCTACGGGTGCGTCAGGTAAAGGGAGGGCATAATGTTGACACCAATGTTCCTCTCTGTAGGAAGCACAACAGCAACAGTAAAGAGAGTGGCGGCAGGGAGTTTGTCACATGGTAGATGGGTGGCTGGTATTGATTCAACATTTACAATTACAGCTAACATTCAACCACACACAGTTAAGAACTACAACACAACAGCAGCCGAAGGTGATAAAAGTCACAAAGCTATTAAGGTGTTTACAACCACAACATTAAAGATGACACAAGAAGGAACAGCTTTATTAAAAGGTGATAAAATCTCTTGGCATAGCGAGTGGTATGAAGTGAGTGAGTTATACACTTATGAAATGGGTGTCCTAAATCATACGATGGTGATAGCCCTAAGAGACGAGGTGAATGGATGACTACAGTAAGTAATTCATCTTACACCTCTGTTGAAGATAGTGTGATACTGGCTTTTGAGTCTTTAAGTTTAGGTGCTACGCCTGTTTTATCAAATAACAACGGAGTTGAACCTCAAACACCTTACTGTGAAATCACTGTATTAACAGACGATGCTTTATCGTCAGCTACAGAGTCTTTATGGGTGAACGCAACTACAAGAGTTCAAACCCTATCTATACCTTACCAAACTACTGTACGCTTTGCCTTTATAGGTAAGAACAAACAAAGTGGCGGTAGTGATACAAACGCACCAAACATTGCTAAAACATTTGAAGGGTTGATGAGGTTTGCAAACACTCGTCTTAAATTTGCTGATAACGGGTTAAGTGTTATCAAAATTGGTAAGTTAGTTCAAGTACCAATGATGAGAGATAACAATATCTTTTCTATAACAGGGATTGATATTACCTTTGGATACTCGCACACAATAACAATGGTTGATAACACTATTGATGAAACAAACATAGAGGGAACTCTAACAGAAGCCAACACAACATCGGGTGAGATTGTCATAGATGTTGCTATACCATAACAAGGAGTCAGCATGACAACATTAAATAACATCGTCGATGTTACCATTACACGAGAAACCCGAACAATTCAACGGGCTTCTTTTTCAATCCCTTGCTTCATTGCAGAACACACAATCTTTGCTGAACGCGCTAAGGAATATACTTCTTTAGCTGACATCTTATCGGCAGGTTTTGCTACTACTTCGGCTGTATATAAAGCAGCCACATTATACTTCGGTCAAACAGTTGCACCAAGTAAGATTGTAGTTGGTCGTCGTTTAGTGCCTAGTGTAACAATTACACCTACAGTTGCAGATACAACAGTCTATAGCTTCAAGGCTAATGGTACATTAATCACTTTTACATCTGATGGTACAGCTACAGCAGCAGAAATTGTAACAGGTTTAAAAGCAGCCTTAACAACAGCCTCTATCCCCACAACTGGTGCTAGTGGTATTGTGGCAACAGGTACAACAACCTTAATCTTAACGCCTTCTGGTGATGCTTCTAGTATTGCAAATTATACAGCTAATTTAGTTGCTGTCAATGCTGCCTCTGTAGAGGATTGGGTGTCGGCAACTATTCCTGCCGTTCGTGCTGTTAAAGACCAATGGTATATGTTGTCTATTGACACACACGTTGATGCCACTGTATTAGCTGTTGCCGCTTATATTGAAGGTATCAAAGCTACATCACCTAAGTTCTATGTGTTCTCTAGTGCAGCTAGTGATATTAAAACCTCTGCCACTACTGACATTTTCAGTTTAGTTAAAGCATTGAGTTATACGCATACAGCTTACATTTATAGTGGTATGGCTACTTCTTATGCTGAATGTGGTTTGGTTGGTCGCTTTGCGCCTGAACAAGCTGGTAGCAACATTTGGGAACAGAAAACCATTGTTGGCTTAACAGTTGATACATTAACACCTGATGAGATTAGTTACATTCATGGCAAGAATGGTGCTACTTATGAGAATGTGGGTAGTGTTGATGTAGTGATTGGTGGCAAGTGTGCTGATGGTGGCTGGATTGATGAGTCAATCTTTGTAGATTGGTTGAAGTCAAGAATACAGGAAAGTGTGTGGAGTTTGTTAGTTAACACTCGTAAGATTGGTTATACGTCAGCAGGTGCAGCAGCTATTGAAGGGGCAATGAGAGCGGTTATGGCTGAGGGTATTCAAGTTGGCGGTTTGGCAGCAGACCCCGCGCCAGTAGTCACAGTGCCTAATGTATTGAACTTGAGTTCTGCTCAACGTGCTACCCGTACATTACCTGATGTAACCTTCACGGCGCGTTTAGCGGGTGCTATTCGGGCTACTACAATTTCTGGCAATGTGTTTGCTTAAGGAGAATAGAATATGACGACTTCAAGAGTGGCTACGCTATCTCCTATTGATGTAACTGTTGTAATTAGTCAAAGCGGGTTTACTCATGTTGTAAGCGGCTATGCCGAAGATTCAAACATCATGGTAGAACGCGGTGCTGACAATTTTGAAAAGCACGTTGGTGTTGACAATAAAACCAGCAGAATTTACAAAGCTGACAAGAGTGGTATGATAACCCTCACTCTCGCCCAAACCTCTGTTAGCAATGATGTCCTCGACCAATTGCAACGCAACGACAGCAATGCTCGGAATAGTTCCCAGCTCTTTAGTGTTATTGTCAAAGATGGGTCAGGCAGATCTGTGTATCATTCTCAAGAAACGTGGGTCTCCAAGACCCCAAATTCTCAGTTTGGTTCGGGCATGAATAACCGCGAATGGGTTTTACAAGCTGCTGACATGACATCGTTTATTGGTGGTAACGCACCAATCAGTGCCGAAGATGTTGCTTCGTTAGAAGCTCTTGGCGCAACAGTTAGCGCAGATTGGAGAGCATAAAGTAGTTGACTAAAACATAAGCCCGTATTACAATACGGGTTTTATGTTGAGGTAGATTATGATTAAGTCTAATAAATTGGTACACGGTATTGGTTTTAAAGGCACGGATTACCCATCTTATGATGGCGAAAAGATGCTTAAAGAATATGATTTGTGGAAGAGTATGCTGCTTCGCTGCACAAATAAATATTGGATAAAGAAACCAACCTATGTAGGAGTTACCTGCTCAGAAAGCTTCAAAAACTATTCTTTCTTTTATGAATGGTGCAACAAGCAAGTAGGTTTTAAAAGTGTAGATGAGAAAGGAAACTACTGGCAGCTAGATAAGGACTTACTATTAAAAGGTAATAAAACCTACAACGAGAATGTTTGTGTATTTGTTCCGCAGAGACTAAATTTGCTCCTTATTAAATACGATGCCAAAAGAGGGGACTACCCTATCGGGGTATCTTGGTGTGAGAAAAGGGGAAAGTTTCAAACAGCTTGCCGAGATAATTTTGGCGTAGCGAGGAACTTAGGAAGATACTACACCGTAGAAGAGTCTTTCCAAGCATATAAAACATTTAAAGAGGCGACAATAAAGCAAGCAGCTAATGAATACAAAGAGATGTTAGATGAGCGTGTTTACCAAGCTTTACTAAGCTACACCGTAGAAATAACAGACTAAAAGTAGGCGTTAGCCTTAACCAATAAAGGAGTAAGGCTTTTGACAGTAGCAACCTACAGCCCAAGTGACGTAAGCGTCATCTATGGCTTGAAGCATATCAGTGGTTTCACAGATGGCAGCTTTATCTCAATAAAACGTGAGACTCCACTATTCTCTCACCAGAGAAGCATGGACGGTAAAGTGGCCTTATCTATGCAACGCTTCTCAACCTACACAGTAACACTAACACTCGCGCAAACAAGTGATTCAAACCAATTCCTACACAGCTTACAAAAGCTAATGATGAAGTCGTTAACCAAGTTAGACAGCACTTCGCCGTTTAGCGGTCTTAGTAGCCTATCAGGAATTAAAACAGTTGTTAGTAATGTAATATCCAAACTACCCTTCATTATCAAAGATTCAAGCGGTAATAGCATATTTTTTTCGATGGATGTATGGTTAGATACTGAGCCTGATGTGGTTTACAGTGCAGGCATGGAATCCCGTGTATGGACAATCAAATGCCTAAACGCTACCAACTCAATAGCTGGTAATGGCGAAGGGGATATTCTAGCCGAACTAGCAGGTATTGGTGCAATAGCAGAAGGTGTAACAGGAATTATTGGAGGGTTAGTATGAGCTTAACAGTTTACGACCCATCCCAAAACTCAATAACAATTGCAGGGCATACTTGTCAAGGTGTTGTTAGTATAAATACAAAACGTGGAGACGCAATATCTAAAACCATTAACGGTATTAGTGAAGCCTACTCTACAAGAATAAGAACAAGGCGCAAGCCATTCACTGTAACAGTGACATTATTACAAACATCCATTACGAATGTTTATTTACAACAGCTATCGAATGCAAGTGAAAATGCAGTAGATAGCTTTGTCGATATATTGATTTTAGGTAGTGGTGGAGTTGTTCATTTACGAAGCATTGGTTATATAGAGACAGCTTCGGATTTAGAGCAACAAGAAGATTTAGTGAATAGAGTTTGGACATTTCGTGTTAACCCTACAGCAGTTGGCGGTGTAACCGATTTAATCGTTTAGAATAACAGAGAGAGGGAATTATGATTAAGCAAGAAAGACAAGAGATTAATGGCGTTGAATATACAATCAATACCATTGTAGCTACAAGAGCATTATCGCTCCAGCCTCAAATAATGAAGCTTATTGGGCGTAGCCTAGTAGCATTCTTTGATGGGAATGATGGTAGTGCTAAGACGCCTGATGCTATCGCTAAATTAGAAGGCGAAGTGATGAAAAAGATTGTTGATACGCTGATTGAAGATGTTGAGAAAGTTAATATTGTTGACCTAGCTAAAAACTTAATTGCTTATGGTGCTACTAAAGGGACTATGAGTATTAACTTTGACAATGAGTTCACGGGTAACTTAGGTACATTGTATAAACTATTGTTTGCAATTATTAAGCTCAATTTCTTAGATGTTTTTATTGTCAGCGATTCCGTAGGCGCGTAACGGAAGATGAGGGATGTGCTAAACTTTCCTCTCACTTGTCTAAGCAAATAGATGCCGAGTTTAAACAACCAAGTGAAATATTTAGAATACTGACAAGTGAAACAAAGCTGGCTACGCTGCACGAATTACAAACTGTATACGGCTTAGAAGATGTGTATGATATGATGGAGCTTCTTGAACTACAGGATGCTATTAGAATAGATACACAACCGAAAGGGAATAAATAATTGTTGCACTTTTAGGTATTTGTGTGTTAAACTTCACGTTTAATTGTGGAGGCAGATATGAGCAGACTTGTTTACGGTGTTGGGCTTAATAGCTCGGAGTATCCTGCAACCTTTAATAACAGGATGCTTAAAGAATATGATTTGTGGAAGAGTATGCTGCTTCGCTGCACAGAAAAATATTGGGTAAAGCGTCAATCTTATAGCGGTACAAAATGTTCCGATAACTTCAAAAACTACTCCTTCTTTTATAAGTGGTGCAACAGTCAAGTTGGTTTCAAAAGCAAAGATGAAAAAGGAAACTACTGGCAACTAGATAAGGACATACTTGTAAAAGGAAACAAAACGTACTCGGAGGATATTTGTGTGTTCGTTCCTTCAAGAATAAACAACTTATTTATTAAGGGGGACGCTGTAAGAGGAGAGTACCCTGTCGGAGTTTGTTTGGATAAGAGGTGGGGCAGATTTGCAGCGCAATGCAACGACAGCAGGGGAAAGCAAAGGCATCTTGGTTATTTTGCTACACCAGAAGAAGCTTTCCAAGCTTACAAAAAATTCAAAGAGTGGTATATAAAACAAGTAGCGAAAGAATATGTTGGGCAAATAGACCCAAGAACTTATGAGTCTTTAATGAATTATAAGGTAATGCTCACAGATTAAAGTAGGCGATTAGCCTCAACTAATAAGGAGAGGCTATGTCAGCACTGGCATCGTTTTATGCAGAAATCGGGTTTAGGGTTGATTCATCTGGTCTAGCTAAGTTTAGAAATGAGCTTACGCTGATTAAAACTCAGATGGGTGGTACATTAGAGGTTATATCCAAGACAGCTACATCACTTAAAGGGTTGATGAAATCTTTTGAGAAGGTACAAGGAAGTTTTGATGCTCGTGCCATGATTTCGTGGAGAAAGAGTATAGCTGCCGCTGCAAGAGCCTATATAAAAGTTGTTGAGGCTTCCAATGGGGTATTGCATCAAGTATCTAACGAGGCATCAAAGTCTCAAGTTAAACTTTCTAATTTTGAGAAGAGGTTAAACTCAAACA